TCAAGCCAATCTTGTACTCGGCCAGTGCGGGCAATCTTTTCGCAACGTGCGTTTTCTTTGAGACTCATGAGACAAGAAAAGGGCCTCGCGGCCCTCGGGAATCAACAGGCACAGGCTAGCACGGCTAAGCTTCGCTGCTGGTGACCATCGTAATAAAACGCAAGGCTTCAGACTTTGAAACAAAGTAAAAAGGCTTCCCTCCGTGGGCAATGAACCAGGAGAAACCAGGGCATGAATGGCAAGGCCACACCTTAATGCCGCTGGTGGTGAAAGGAGAAGCAATGTCGTCCCAGTCGAAATCAGTCATAAAAAAGCCCAACGCTATTCACGTTAGGCACAATGGGGAAGAGGAATAGTAACGAAAGTTACGCTTTTGGCTTTTCAATGACAAACGGACTAAACAATTCCTGAAGATCTACGCGGCACAACCATGGCTCTTTCACGCCCTTAGCCGTTACCTCCTCTTTCAGCCATTCGTAGATCAAAGTGAAGATTTCGTCAGTGGCTGTATGGGGGCTGATATGGCTGTGCGGATGACCATACTTCTTCATGACTTCTACTGCTTCATCGTAAACATCAAGCTCTTCTTCTTCCTCTTCTTCTTTCTTCGCTTCTAGCTCGTCCTTGGCGATCAAATAGGCAAGAGCTGCTGCTGTAGAGGTGCTCCAATCATCCATACCTTCAAATCGTTTTTTTAGCTCATCAAATTCTTGGCGGTCACCCATCACATACTTTGTAATAGCGTGAAACGTTTCTTCTGAAGTCATGGTTCACCAGTCGGGGTAGAGGGACGATGGGAAAGAATCAACGGTAATGGCAGTGTCAAGACAGTCGGCTTGGTAGCCATTGAACGAACCCCCGCGAGGAGGATTGTACAGCAAGGTCTTCTTGGGCGCAAGGGCTGCCAACACTTCCTTCCTTGCCTGGCCTGCATAACGCCGTGCCATCACGCGCAAGCGCCAGAGAGTGGTGACCGTTACAAACTCTTCCAATGGATCGTTGTAGTTGCTTTTGGCCATGGCTGATGCTGGTTTTACTGGCAGTTTAATGCTGGTTTTGCCGAACCAAGCCTTTCTATTGAATTGTTAAGAAATTCTGTAATTTTGAAGCCTTGAAAAACAGGCCCTTGCTATGACTACTGTCTTATAGTGAGTCTCACGCTGTCTCATGCGATTTAGCTCTACAATAAGGATAGGGCTCGATGCGTTTCGTCACAAACGCTCGCGTCGTTAAGCTCCTGTCGCTGAGCCCTGCGCGAAGGAAGCCCCAAGCGATTATTCCCAAGGGCTCCTCTCCTCCCTTCCTTTACCAACTACTTTCTACTGTTCGTTCGTAAGGAAGCCACGCGCAGGAGCCCCAAGCGATCGTATCCAAGGCTTCCTTTTACAATTCTTCTTCTTTTCACGAACGTAATAAATTACAAGAATAACGCCCATGGTGTAGCTCGATGCCAAGGGCATTGATTTTTTAGAAAAAAGCAATATTTAGAAGGACTCAGGAAAAAACGATTGCTTGGCAGGACGGCTTGGGGCCTACCCGCTCGTGCAATCTCCTGCGCGATGAGTCCCAATGGAAAAGAAAGTGAGCACCAGCGCGAACGTCGTATGGCCTCACTCTTGCTCGTAAATGGCTTGACCGTTCGGCCAGTGCGTGCTACAGTGAGAGCAGTTACACACGCACCATGAGTGGTTGCAAGGCCTGTTGCTCTTGCTTACGTTTCAAGCCGTTTGAAGAGTTTTACAATTGCAAGGCAAATTATGATAAAAAGCTCCACCAATGCAAGGAATGTAATATCAATAAAGGTCAATCTTACAGAGAAAGTAATAGAGAAAAGGGACGAGTGCGTAGCCGTGAATATCGTTTGCGAAACCCGGAAAAGGGACGGGCTCGCATGGCTCAATGGAGAAAAAACAATCCAGGTAAAGCTAGAGCAATAAGAAGACTTCGGGAAGCCCGTAACCTACAAGCTTGTCCACTATGGGCGGAACAGTCTGAGTGCAAAAAGGAAATACTATCGCATTATTTACACGCAGAATGGCTTGAGTCGGTCACAGGTCTTTCTTTTCAAGTGGATCATATTGTACCATTGCAAAATGATTTCGTTTGCGGCTTGCATGTGCCATGGAATTTAATGGTCTTATCAGCAGATGACAACCAGTCCAAAAATGGCTATTGGTGGCCAGGGCAGCTTGATTGTCAAAAAGGAAGAGGCTCTTCCCACGCATGGTGGAGAGAGCTAAAATCGAAAGTTTCGCACGAAAATTAGCATCGCTTTTGAAACGGGTATACGCCGCCCCGATTGGCCAGGATTGCCGTTTACCGCTCCCTACTATCCTCTCACGCTATCGGCCAGAATCACGGAAACGTAACAAAATGAAACAAACGGACTGGTAAGCCATTGAAACCCTTATTGAGAATGGTTCGCAATTAGGGGAATTGTCCCCTGCCCCCTTGTGATCGGCCGTCACTAGGACTGTCTGCCGCTTGCAAGCTCGCCAGCCTGACCCAGGACCGCCCCTGGCAGGCTTGCCCATTGTTGCCCATGGAAACACCCCCTGACCGTGGCCAAGGGGCTTCTGAGGGCTTCTAGGCTAGGCTCACTAAATACTAACAACCCCCTTCCATTTCACAGTGCCAGACTAACCCTTCAAGCTCAGCGATTGAGTCTTCCAGTTCTAGATTAGTTTGGCCGTTCCAGCGGTAATCTTCCAGGTTGGATTTAAGCTCGGCTAGAGTAGACTTGGCGTCATCTAGGGAGGGAAAATGATAATCAGCCCAGGATAGATTGGAGAGATCAGAAAGATTCATGGGAGGGAAAGATCAGGGGAAAAGTAAGAACAAAGGCCGACAATTGTCGGCCCCATTGTTTTAACTTAAGAGATGCAAAAGGCCTGCCTTTCAGCGTCAGACCATGGCGCACCATGGGGCAGTTTAAACCTGAGACCAATAATCACCCCACCCCTAGGATCGGCTGGCCGATAATCGGTTAAGTCACCGTCGACAATCAAGGGAACCACCCCCAGTAAGCGCTTCAAATTTTCGGCGGGAATACAAGTCAGATGAAGGGTTGTGCTTCGCTTAATATTAAACGCTGCGGCAATATTGACGCCGTTTGCGATAGCCTCGCGGCAGAGTCTAAGGTTGGCAGCATTATCCCAACCATCAAAGCTAAAAGTAAGGTGATAGCCTAGTTTGGCACACTTGCCCCAGTCGCGGCGGATTTTGGTATAGTCATACCAGCGACAATTTACGTCCAAAGAGTTAAAGACCTCGAAGATATTTTGACGACCAACTAACAACTGCCGCCCATACTTCACCCAACAAAATGTAGCAAACTCGGGCGAAACGTTAAAATCTACATTTTCCCAGGCTATGTCAGACGTGCCATTCAAGCGAATCGCTATAGGTTCACCGTTTGCCTTTTTAATTTTGTCCAAAATCGAGCAAACCAGCACCCGCATAAATGCTTCAGGATTCTGAGCATAGGCTAGAGTCCGGCGGATTCTGGCGGCTTGTTTCGCTTCCATGTATACGGGGTTGCCGGCGGAATGCAGGCAGATCTTTTTACAGTTGCCAGCACCGGGGCAAACGTTAACGCCTGACAGATTGTGTGGGGCAAGATGTAAGATATAGGTTTGTGGATCACCATTCTTCAGGCTCTTTTCTGTTTTAGGGTTGACGCTTAAAACATTGGCTGGAGTGATCCTGTATAGATTCTCCATGCTCTTAAGCTCGGGGAACGTGGCGCGACTGTTTAGGACTGGCATGGATGAAAAGAAAAAAGGGAAGGTGTTTCGCCGGATCGCTCCGGCCCATGAAGCATAAAGACCAGAATCCCGCAACGGATCGCCTACCTGTGCCACCGCTAGAACTGTCCACCCAACGCAGCCGTTGCAACGGTCTGTGATACGGGAGAGGCTATGGGAGTCCCGAAGCTTGCCCAATGGATCGCTTAGCCCGTCACATGCCCTATGGCATGCCCCCGTCAAGCCAGCGCAACAATTGTTCACAATCCGCCGCCTACCATACGTTGGCCTAGTCTCGCGAGTCTCGCAACAATTCGCAACAATACGCTAGCGTTATAGCACTTACTTAGCGCGGCGGTAGTAGGCATCACCTAGCGCGACAGTAGTGAGCATTACCTAGCGCGACAATCCTGGCGCCGAGTAACATTGTGCCAATCCTGCAAAGTGTCACCTGCCAAGCGCAGAATCGTCGCCCGGTAACATTATGCAAATTCTGCAAAGTAACATTATGCAAATTCTGCAAAGTAACATTATGAAGAAATGTTAAGTGAGAAGATTAAGAAATGTCAAAAATGTTAATTTGCAAATTCCGCAAAGTAACATTATGAAAAAATGTTAAAAATGTTATTATTAAAAAAAATGTTAAAAATGATAAGATAACGGCATCGTTATATTATAATCAAAGATACAACGATAATATAATCTTACTATACGACCCTAGCCTTTTCCAATACCAAGCTAGCCTGCCCCTAATACAAGGCTAGCCTTTTCCAATACCAAGCTAGCCTGCCCCTAATACAAGGCTAGCCTTTTCCAATGCAAAGTCAATTGTTTTTTATTCTTAAATTTGATAGTACCAATGACAAGGAAGGTCGCGCTTTCTCTTAAACCTTCTTGTTTCAATAATAATATTTTCTTGCGCAAATTGCTCAACTTGTTGATAAGATACAGGTAACGCAATGCCAGACTGCATTTGTTCGTAAAATTTCCTTAAATTTTTAGAGCCAGAGGCTTCTATCATTAATAACACTAAATCATGGTCTTGATGCTTCCAATTAGAGTACATCCGCAGCTTTTCAATGCAACCTTTGCTTACACTGTATTCGTCTGCTATGTAGCCACTTGACTCTCCATTAATGAGTCGTAGTCGTATTGATCTTACTTGTTTTGATGATAATTTTGAGCTTGTAGATGTTTCGCCAATTTGCGTATTTAACCCTTGCTGCCAAGCGTGGCGCGTGTTGTCGTCGCATGTAATCCATTCTAGATTGCTCACATGGTTGTTCATCTTATTTCCATCCTTGTGATTGACACAATACTGACCACGCTTGGTCCCAATCTCACCTGGCGGCAAGTCAAGCCACGTAAACGCAACAAGCTTGTGAATATAACGAGGCAGGCCAGCTTTCCTGCCTGCCACCATCATCAACGACTGTAGGTATTTTTTCTGACTATCTAGATGTTGAGACAAGATTTTACTGCTTAAAGCACTCCAAACTTGTCCTTTTTCGTTGATAGAATAGCGCCCGTCGTACCCAGGAATCTCCTTGAAACCCTCAGGCACGCTGCTATGATTGCTTGAAGCCATGGCCAAACTCTCCTTTTGGTGGTGGTTAGAAGCGACGTGGGATGCCAGTCCTGCGTCGTTTTGCCATGCTAGCAATTATTTCTCAAGAAGCACTACCACCCCTTCCCCTCTTGAGCCGCCTCACAAGCGGCTTTTTCGCTGTCGTAAGGCCCGCCAATGCCTTCCCCATCGTCTTCGTGCCAGTACCAGCCTTCCACGAGTTCTGTGCCCCTGCAGCATTCAGCATTGAACCAATCGACGAGGATCATGATCAGAATTGACCAGAGAGAAGAGCGTGGTTCTTTTCAGAAGCACGATAGAAAGCATACCATTCTCCACTGCGTTCCATGCCACCTTCACCATCAGGCTCAGCGTCCCATTCTTTACACCAAATGCCTTTGCATTCTTCCCCGTGAAACACGCCTATGCAATCTTCATTGTCCTCCATCGCACGCCTAACGTGAAAAATAATGTCCTTAAGCCTGCTGCATTGATACTTATCTTTTGTGGGATCAAAGTAGGGACCGTGATCAGAGCGAATGCGAACGTAAACAAGAGGCTTAGTCATTTGTAGTCTCCAATGGAAAGGGCAGTTTCAACTTTTACTAAAGCATTGTCCCAGGCTTCTTCAAGCCAAAGGGCTTGATCTTCATAAGCCTGAAGCCATTGCTCAAGCTGGTGCTTAGTGCAGGAGGAAGGAACGATGGAAGGAGATAGTGAAATCATCAGTCGTTTTCAATAATGCGAAAATCAGGATCATCCTGCTTCTTTATCCATCGACATTGCTCAGTGCCATGAATGACGATAAATAGCTTATCATCATGATCTTGTTCCACAATGGCAAGCGTTAATTTCTTGCCAATGCGGGATTTTCCTTTGGCGCTGATGGCAAGGATGTTGATAGTGTTCATGACTTTGAGAGGGAAAGGAGAAGGGCTTTACGGCGGGCCTTGGCGGCCCCGTTTCCGGGGCCTGTAACAAAACTTTACAAAACAGTTAGCAATCAATCAACAATAGAAGACCATTCATCTTCATCAGGAAAGGCTTCATCATCCTCCCCAAACATTACATAACGATTGAGCGCTGATTGCTCTTCTGAAGAAAGAGGAGTGCCAAGCTTTTGCTTAAGAATGGCAGCAAGGATGTCTCCTTTCATTGTTCTGTAATGCCAGTGATCATCTCTTCAATGTAGCTCTTCACTTGATGCAGCTTGCTAAGTGCATCTTGGCGTTCTGCGCGAGCTTGATAAAAAGCATCAGTGCCCTGCGGATAGTAATCTCTTCCGTTGAGCGTTGCATCGAGAAGTGTATTGATGCTTTCTTTGATTGCCTTGTAAGCAGCATAATACTCTGCCGTCAGAGTATCTTTGCCGGTGCCGTTGAGATGGATGGTGGGAATGGTGGTCATAATGAAGAAGCAATGGGGATAAGGAATCAAGCTAGTAAATCAAACAAATTGCATATCCCACCCATTGTTTTTAATTGAATCAGCATAAATACGCCAGCCATGAAAAGTAGAACTTTCTGCCCCATCGCTCCATTTGTAAATCTTGGCTCGCGCAGGCTTGTACGCTTCGCTGTTGGCATGCTCAAACCATGCACTTTTTTCAGTGCGCCTAACGCATACAACGGGGAAGGCAGAATGTGCCACGGCAAGGCTGCCATAGTAAGTGTTGCCGACAACGAAAGTAGCAGTCATGGTTTTAAGGAGGAGAGGCTCTCGCCTCGTTGAATGAACAATAGAACGGAACGGGCCGTTTCCGGCCCTTTGTAACAATGCTTCACATTTCCTGTTCCACGCGATCAATGGCGAAATCAGGATACAGCCTTTGGCAGCGAGTGCGAGCTTCTGTTGCTGCAGTGGCAATAAAATCCAATTCGCCGTAGCGATCATGATTAAGCCACCAGCCAACGCAAATATATTTCTTCTCCACCACATCCACCCTCTTGACGATGTAATGAGGACGAGTGAGGAGCACATGCTGCTCAGCATCGTATTGGCTCTCAGCTTCAATGAGAAGCTCATGCTGACCACCGTTGCGGGTGTTGGTGCAAAGAATGGAAAAGTGGATCATGGTTTGAAGCAGAGGAGAGGCTCTCGCCTCCTGAACTCCCTAACAATACAGCAAAAGGCCAGGAGCGCTGGCCCCTGGCTGATCACTGTTGCTTATCTTTACGAACGAGGAGGCTGGGTGCCAGCCACTACTACGAACTGCTTGTTCGTAAATACGGCCTGTAGGCTCCTGGCCTGTCGTTCAAGGGCTAAACGATCAGGGCTAGTGTCGAGCAGGCTCCAGGAGGAGCCAGTGCCAGACCATGGCGACCATTCAAAAGGGGTGCCGAGAAGAGTGGGCATCACATGTCAATGGGAGGAGGGCTTAGCTTAAGCTGCTTCCTGATTTCGCGCTCTGTGTTACGCAAAGCCCTGTAGTCCTTAGTGCTTTTGCTTGTAACAAGTACCGCACCATTGGGATGTTTGAAGATCCAATGTTTGGTCTGTCTAGCCAATGTATATCCATAGAATTTGGCTAGCCTGAGGATTTCCTTGTTGGCATCTTTCATGATTGGTCTCCGTGAG